GTCTGCGTCGCGACCGTGACCATGACGACGATGTTCTTCTTACCTTAGGCATTGTGTAGTTGAAAGGATTGACCATGATTCGCTTCAAGACCATCGTTGTGGTGCTCGCATTGTTTGCTCTGCTCGATCCGACGCATGCCGCGATCAATTCCGTCGTGACGCCCGGTCCTTGGCAGCTCTACAGCGGAGCCGGCAAAGGCAAGCCGCTCACGCCCACCTTCGATACACAACAGCTTTGCCAAGACGAAGCTGCGAAGCGATCGACAGTCACGATCAACGCCGTCAAGCCACCCAAGAAGCCGGTGCCGATCAACTATCTCTGCCGTCAAGACATCGTGATCGTCACGACGATGGTTCCCGACCCGCCGCCCGTGCCGGAGTGGCTACCACTGGTGAACGAAGGCGATGCGATCTATCTGAAGGAGCCGCAGCTTGTGCGCTACGGCATCGACACGCGTTGGATTCAGTTCACCGTGCGCAAGTCGGCCACGTGCTCGAACGAGTTCTTCGGCACCGATCCGGCCCCCGGTGTCGTGAAGGTCTGCCAGCTCAAGAGCGGCCCGGCCGCGGTCCTCGTCGACCCAGACCCCAGCCCAGCACCAACGGTGCCACAAGACCCACCAACGATGCCGGACATGCCTGCTCACGGAGGTTTGCCGGTCAACGGCCCGTTGATGTCGCCGTTGGTCGTCGCTGAAGGCGAACGGATTCAACCTATCCCGTACAACGGTGGCCCTTATGTGCCCGCTGCGACGGATGTGGGCGCAGCAAGGTTCTCGATGAAGTCGGTGTCGATGGCGTACGACGACCCGATCGTCTATCCCGGTCAGCCCGGCAAGTCGCACCTGCACGTCTTCTTCGGCAACACGAACATCACGGCGTTCACAACCGCTGGGAACATCGTTGGTTGCACAGCGTCGTCTGCCCCTGGTGGCACGGCGAACTGCACCGGTTATTGGGTCCCGGCGATGCTGGATAGCAAGGGCTTTCCGATCACACCCACAGACAATCAGGCGTACTACAAGACCGGTTACCTGGGTGTTCAGAATGCCGATGTTCAGCCTTTTCCTGCTGGACTGCGGGTGATTGCCGGAGACCCGATGGCAACCGCCGAGACGCCCTGGGGTCCAGCGCGATTCACTTGCGATGGTGGAGAGATCGGCTGGCCCTCGACTATTCCCGACTGCGGCACCGGTCCCGGGCACCAATTGGTGATGACCGTCGGGTTCCCACAGTGCTGGGACGGCGTGAACCTCGATTCGCCGGACCACAAGTCGCACATGGCCTATGCGAGCAACGGGTGCCCCGCCAGCCATCCTGTCGCGCTCCCAGCCATCACCTACAACATCCACTATGCGCTGGCAGAAGGCCAGACAACTGCGGGATGGCGATTGTCGTGCGACAAGTACGACGGCCCGGCCGGCTATTGCAGTCATGGCGACTGGTTCAACGGCTGGAAGCAGGAGGTCATGCAGACCTGGGTTACGCAGTGCCTGAACAAGAGCCTTGACTGCCACGACTTCCTGCTCGGCGATGGCCGGACGCTCTACTGAGATGCTGGTCATGACCAAAGATCAACTGCCACGGTACCTTGCCGATCCGTCATACAAGCCCAAGCTGGGCGAGCAGACGTTGAACAACTGGCGGCGCATCTTTCGTATCGCCTTTCTTCAAGGTGACACGACGACGGTGCGCACCATCATGCTCGCGGCTTCGATCTTCAAGGCCATCGGCTTCTTGCCACCGTTCGATCCGATGGCTTGGCCGGCCAACGCCTACATGATCTTCATGCCGGGCTGGGCCTGGGCAATTGCTTTCGTCTTGCACGCAGGAGGTGTCTGGTGGAGGTTCACCGACAAGCCCAACAACCTGGCCGGGTTCGTCGTGAACGGCTACGGCATCGCGCTTTGGGGTTGGACAACCGCTTCGGGCATGTTCGCACTTGGCACGTACACGCCCGACAGCGGGATGGAGATCGCAGTGGTTTTGGCGGCGTTCCTGGCGCTCTATCGGACCGGTGATGTCAACGATCGTCTGTCGGCCTAACAAGGCATTCCAAGTGGACTTTGAACCCATCCTGAAGGGTGTTGGGACGTTCGTCGGTTCAGTCGCGTTGGTTGCGGCGATGTACCCCGCGGTGCGCAAGCGCATCGCGCGAGACAACACCAGTACCCAAGAAGCCCGAGGTGAATCCAACTGGATCATCCGCCGCGAGCAAGAGATCGCCGAGCAGGCGGCAATGATCAAGGAGCTGGTCGCCAGCCACCGCATCAAAGACGAAACGATTGCTGCGCTTCGGATGCGTGAAGCCGTGTTCAACGAACGTCACGAACGTCTGTTGCGCAAGGTTCAGCAGTTGGAAGCGTTTGTCATCGAGACGCGGCCTGACTTCGCGAAGTGGATTCAAAGCGACTACTCGCCGCTCGGCCGTCCCGAAGTACCTCGTTGATTTTTATGGAGCGATGAAATGGATCAACTGATGAAAGACAAGCTGGCTACGAACATCGGCGCGTTGCCCAAGATGGCAAGCGCATGGGTGATGGGGTTGGCCGGCGCAATGTGGGCCGCATACCTTGCGTTGCCGGTCACATGCGACGGCACTGATGCCTCGTGCTTCTCGCAGCATGACTTGCAAGCGTGGGCCAGCACGACCCTGCACATCCCGGCGTTCGTGTTTCCCTTGGTCGTTACGTTGATTGGCCTGGCTGCGCGCATCTATCCGCAGAAGAGCTTGACTGTGGAGGAAGCGGGCGCGAAGAGCGCTGAGCCGACGCAGCTCACGGATGTGAAACCATGAAGATCGATGACACGGTCAAGGCGATCATCAAACGGGAGGGCGACTTTGTCGATCATCCGTCTGACAAAGGCGGGCCCACCCGTTTCGGTGTCACCGAGCACGAGGCACGCGCTAACGGCTATGAGGGCGACATGCGCGATCTGCCAGAGTCGTTTGCCGATGCTCTCTATCGGTCGAAGTACTGGACCGATCCGAAGTTCGATCAAATCGCGTCGTTGTCGCCTTCGGTGGCTGACGAGTTGATTGATACGGGCGTGAACATGGGGCCGACCACGGCCAGCAAGTTCCTGCAGCGCGCATTGAATGTGCTGAACCTGGGCGTGACGACGTACCCCAACATGATTGTTGACGGCAACGTCGGGAAGATGACGCTGTATGGCATGAAGCAATTCTTGGGAAAGCGCGGGGCCGACGGCGAGACCGTCCTTCTTCGCATGCTGAACTCACAACAAGGTGTGCGCTACATCGAACTCGCCGAAGCGAACGTCTCGCAAGAGGACTTCGAGTTCGGTTGGTTCCTTCAGCGTATTGGCGCACTCAGTTGACCGTTTCCTCAACCGCCTGAAAGGCAATCATCATGAAACTCCATCAACGAAGCTACTTCTTGTGGGTGGCCCTCGTGGTCATGTTCCTTGGCGCCTGTGCTTCTTTGCAGAAGCCGGTCACGCCCGAGGACTATCTTCAGGAAGCCAAGGGGCAGATCACCGCTGCCTACAACACCATCGCCGATCTGAAGAACGGCGGGCAGATCACGCAAGCCCAGGCCAAGAGCGCGCTCAGTCAGGTCTCGAAGATCGACGACGACGTGCACGCCGCCGAGAAGTTGATGCGCTCGGGTCTGACGGTCAGCAGCACGACGTTCCAAACCGCTACTGCTGCGCTGATCGTGATCAGCAACACGCTCAAAGCAAACCAGAAAGGGAAGTGAGATGAACACCGAACAAGTGATCAAAGGAATCGACGGCATCGTTACGCTCGCATCGGTGCTGGGCAATGCGGCCGGCGCCGCAGCCGAAGTCGGTGTGCTCATCGCTGAGCGCATTGCCTCGGGTGCGACCGAATGGACTGACGACCAACGTGCGACCGTTGAATCGTCGCTGCAGGCTGCGAAGGCGCGAGCACAGACCGCCGCCGACACCCCCTGACCCCCAGCGGCCTTCGAGCCGCCTCGCTACCCAAGGCCCTCTGCGCTGAAATTTTCCCGCAGAGGGTTTCGCATTTGCGACATCAATAATCGCGCCGTTAACCAAAAGGCGCGACGATGAAAAGCTGGTACTTGATCCAGAACAAAGAAGGGGCAGACAACAAGCCCGCCGAAATCTCGATCTTCGACGAGATCGGCTACTGGGGCGTCACCGCCAAGGACTTCATCGCTGGCTTCAATGCGATCAGCGCCGAGTCGGTGAACCTGTCGATCAACTCGCCGGGCGGTTCCGTTTTCGATGCTCTCGCGATGTTCAACGCCATGAAGGCGTCGGGCAAGACGATCAATGTCACGGTGCTCGGCATCGCCGCCAGCGCCGCCAGCTACATCGCGATGGTGGGCGACACGATCTCGATGCCCGAGAACACGTTCATGTTCGTGCACAACCCCATCAATGCGGTCTACGGCAACGCCGAAGACATGCGCGAGATGGCGGCGGTGCTCGAAAAGATCGGAGCGAGCCTGACCGCGACCTACGTCAAGCGCACCGGCAAGACGCAGGAAGAAGTCGAAGCGCTGCTCGCGGCCGAAAGCTACCTGACCGCGGCCGAATGCGTCGCGCTCGGGTTCGCCGACACGATGACCGATGCCATCACGGCGACGGCCAAGTTCGAAGTCGACCGTCTTCCGGCCAACGTCAAGGCACTGTTCGCCGCGACCGTCGACCCGGAGCTGCTCGAAGAGCAAGGCGCTCCGTCGACCGACGTGATCGTTGCCGCCGTAGAGAAGGCCGGCCTCGCCGAGTACAGCGCAACGTTCGCCACCGACGCGCGGATCACCTCGCTCGAAATGGCGAACCAGCTCATCGCGCGTGCGAAGGACGTGCGCGCGTTGTGCACGTTGGTCAAGAAGCCCGATGAAGCGCGGCGCTACATCACGAACCACATGTCGATCGCGCAGGTCCGCGCCGAGCTGGCGGAAGTCATCGCCAGCGACGACGAGAAGCTGCACGTCGACACCACCACCAAGCTGAAGGCCGAAGCCGAAGCGGCGAGTCTGCCGAAGCTGAACGTCAACGATGTCTATGCCAATCGCGCTGCGGCGCGCACGGGCAAGAAGTAACCGACTCAAACAGGAGATTGAAATGGGCGTCACGCTGAACGAAGGCATGCACACGGGCGAGTTCCTGCTCACCGAAGCGCACGGCATGCGCAGCCGCGAAGAGATCACGGTCGTGCAGGCCGGCGTTGCGCTGGTCGCAGGCACCGTTCTCGGTCGCCTGAACGACGGCACGACCGCCACGTCGGTGGCGAAGGCCGGCAACACCGGCAACGGCGTGATGGGCACGGTCACGCCGACCAACGCCCAGCCGGGCCGCTATACCTTGCGCATCCTCTCGACTGCGTCGAATGCGGGTGGCTTCTCGGTGGAAGACCCGGATGGTGAACTCGTTGGCAACGGCAACGTTGCTGCCGCCTTCAATCAGGGCGGTCTCGCATTCACCCTGGCCGATGGCGCGACGGACTTCGCCGTCAACGACGTGATCTACATCGACGTGTCGGCCGGCGCCGGAAAGTACAAGGCCTACGTTGCCGGCGCCGCCGATGGATCGGGCACGGCCAACGCGATCCTGTACGGCAATCTGCCGGCGCAGACGGGCAACTTCCAAGCGGTCGGCTTCGTTCGCGATTGCGAGGTGATCGCCGCTGCGCTGACCGGGTATGGCGCCGACGCTGCAGCAAAGGCCGTCACCAAGGCAGCTCTCGGCGCAGCCGGAATCATCGTTCGAGCCTGATCTTCAGGCCCAAGAACAAGTCGAATTTCCTTCGGAGGTTTTCATGCATCTCGACATCTTCAACAACGACGCATTCTCGTTGTCGCAACTCACGCTCGCGATCAACGATCTGCCGCTGTTGCCGACGCGGCTCGGGGAACTGGGCTACTTCACCGAGCGAGGTATCACGACCACCTCCGTCTCGATCGAGCGCGTCGGTCAGATCGTCAAGCTGGTCGATTCGAAGCCGCGCGGCTCGCCGGGCACTCCGGTGGTCGGTCCGAAGCGCAAGCTGGTGTCGATCAACGCGGTGCACTTGCCGGAGAGCGGCGCGGTGATGGCCGACGAAGTGCAGAACGTTCGCGCCTTCGGCAGCGAGACCGACGTGCAGACCGTACAAGGCGTCGTGAACGACAAGCTCGGGATGATGAAGCTGAACATCGACCTGACGCTGGAATGGCAGCGCATGGGTGCGATCAAGGGCCAGGTGCTCGATGCGGATGGCACGACGGTGCTGCTCGACATGTTCGACACCTTCGGCTTCTCGCAGCAGACGCATTCGATGGAGCTGGACAACACCGCCACGCTTGTTCGCATGCTCTGCACGCAGCTTCGTCGCAAGGTCGAAGCTGCGCTCGGGGGCATCCCGTACAAGCGCATTCGCGTGATGTGTTCGCCCGGCCTGTTCGACGCGCTGACGAATCACCCTGCAGTGATGAAGGCGTACGAGATTTACCTGCAAGGCGAGGTGAATCGTGCGGACAACCGCACCTTCAGCTTCGGCGACATCACCTGGGAAGAATACGTCGGCAGCGTGAACGGCGTGCCGTTGATCGAAACCGACTGCGGCTACGCGATCCCCGAAGGTGTGCCGGCGATGTTCAGCACGTTGTTCGCGCCGGCCGACTACAACGAGACGGTCAACACCAAGGGCCTACCGTACTACGCCAAGCAGGAGAAGATGCGCATGGACAAGGGCATCGAACTCGAAGCGCAGTCCAACCCGATCCAGATCAACGCGCGTCCGAACGCGGTGGTCAAGGTCACGTTGACCTGATCCCCCATGCTGGCTGTTTTCAGCCGCGCCTCCAAACGAGTCCTGAACATTCTTGGTCAGGACTCGTTTCTACGTGGGGTAGCGTGCGGCAAAGTCAACGTAGAGCACGGTGTTCAACTCACCGGGCAGTACGAAGACGCGACCTTCGTGCGCGACATCGGAACGATCCTTGTCGAGTTCCTGCCGCGCCCCGGCGATGCGCTTGATCACGCAGACGGCACCTACACGCTTGGCGAACAGATCGAGTCCAACGGTGCCACCAAGCGCTTCGTCCTGCTACCGCGCAGTGCGTGATGGGCAAGACCTTTGCGGTCACGTTCGACACCCGCGAACTCGATAGCACCACCGCTCAGCTCGATCAGGTCATCTACGGCGATGCGATCGAGCGCGAGGTGATCCGCGCGGTTAACGAAGTCACTGACCGCGCCTACGACACGGTGCGCAGGCGCATGAACGCCGGGATCAATCTGGATGATCCCTACATCGGCCGGAAGCTCAAGGTCGTGCATGCCACCAACGTGCCCAGCGCAACGATCACAGCCTCGGGCGATCTCACGCTACTCAGTCGATACAACCCCCGGCTCGTTCTCAAGCCGGTGTTGCACCCCGGCCGCGCCAAAGGCGATCCGTCTCGCGGCATTGCGCCAGGCCTGAAGGCAGCGGGTATCACGGTGCAGGTCTCCCGTACCGCGCCCAAGCGCATCGCGCACGGCTTCCTGATGCCTTTGCGCAATGGAAGCGGCGTTGGCGTCTTCGCGCGCGGCGCCGACGGTCGCGTGACCAATCGCTACGGGCCGTCGGTCTATCAGTTGTTTCGCGCGACGCTCGATGTCAGCACCACGGACATTGCCGACGACCTCGAACTGACGGCCACCGACGCCATTCAACTCGGAATCCAAAAGGCCCTCGCATGAGTAACCTACTTCAATCGGCCGATCTTGTTGCGCAAGAGATCGCATCGCGCATGGCGCGGATCACCGTGGCGCTTGGTGCCGAGACGGACATCGGCACGACGGTGTTTCGGGGTCGTCGCAAGATCGACGATGAGATGATTCCATGTTCGGTGCTCATCGAAGGTGAAGACGCGCCGCACGGGACCGCTGGCCGGACAGTCACGATTGATCAACGAGTCGTTCAACGCTACGTGCTGATCGGCTATGCCAAGTGCGATGCCGACAACCCTAACGATGTAGCGCACCGGATCATCCGCGATCTCAAGCGATCGATCTTCCGAACGAACGGCATCGGGAGCCGCAACCTTGGCGGCACAGTCAAAGACGTGAGCTACCGCGGCCGAGACATCGGCCCTCGCGCCGACGGCGTGGCGATCGTCATGGCGATCATCGAGATCGATGTGGACTACAACGAAGACCTCGCGAACCCGTGATGAAATTTTCCCGCAGAGGACACATCGTTTAGCGCCCATACACTTCCTGCGAAATTAGATTTCGCAATCTTTGGAGGTGTCTCAATGAGCGCTGCTCGTGGCTTTCTTGGCGCAGGTGATTTGTACACCGCGCGGTTCAACAGCTCCACCGGCTTGTTCGACGCCTACAAGGGTCCGTTCGAAGCCGGCAAGTTCGAGATCAAACCGAACACCGATGTCAAAGACCTGGTGTCCAAGTCCCGCGCGAACTACGGCGGCTTGCTGGAATCGGTCAATCTGCCCAAGCCGTTCGACTTCACCGCCGAGATGCGGAACATCGACAAAGACGCGATGGCAATCGCGCTGCTGGGCACCACGGCGCCGCTGACGCAGACTTCGGGTACGGTGACATCGGGCTCCCCGGAATCGGTCGTCGCGACCCTCGACGGTTGGAGCAAGCTGGCGCACTTGGTCGTGTCCAGTGTCGTCGTGAAGAACGCGGGCGACACGACGACCTACGTGCTCGGCACCGACTACGTCGTCAACTCGCAACTGGGCTGGATCAAGCCGCTGAGCACCGGCAGCATCGTCGATGCCTCGACGATGCACGTCAGCTACGGCTACGCGACGATCGCCAGCACGACGCGGATCAGCGGCGGCACCTCTCCGCAGATTCGCGCCAAGATGATGCTCGACGGTGTCAACTTCGTCGACGGCTCGAAGTGCATCGTCGAAGCGCTCGAAGTGACGGTCGCGGCCAGCTCCGCGTTCGACTTCCTAGCCGACGACTTCAACTCGCTGACCCTCGCAGGTCGCATGAAGACCCCGGTCGGCGGCACGACGCCGTTCACGGTCGACCTGTACCCCACGTCCTGATCGACGGCGGCTTCCGTCCAGGCGCGCAGGGTCTCGGCCTTGCGCGCCTTTTTCATGGGTAAAGAATGGCAACGAGCAGCCAGCGCGAATCAAGCCTCAAGGTAAGCGTCAGCACGTCCGGTTCGGACAGTCTGAAGACGTTGCGCGGAGAGGTTGCCGGGCTGGCGAAGGACGGCGGTGAGGCCGCGCCGGTCTTCGCGCGCATTGGTGATGAACTCGACAAGCTCGCGGCCCAGCAGAACGCGATCGACACCTTCGCGACGCTCAAGCGCGAGACCGTCGATCTCGGTGTCAGTCTTACACAAGCTGCTGTCGACGTGGATCGTCTCGGCACGGTGTTGCCGGAGGTGGCTGCGAGCACGCGAACGTTCGTTCAGGCGCAGAACGAAGCGAAGGCATCGCTCGATGCGAATCGCACGCTGCTCACCGAAGCACGGGATGCGCTGAGCCAACTCAAGAGCGAGTACACCGGCGCGGCGCGCGCCACCGATGAATACAAGGTGCAGTCGGGTGAACTGAAGGCCACGATCGCGCAGCTTCGCACCAACGTAGCGGAGGCCAAGACCGAGTTCGTTGGCGCATCGGCAGCGGCCAAAGATGCGGCGCAGGCCGAGAAGACCTTGACCGCCGAGTTCAACGCTTCGTTGAACACCGCCAAGCAGCTCTCGGGCGAACTGGCAACCCGCAACAGCGTGCTCGAATCGTCGCGTGCCTCGCTGGCCGCGAACGGCATCGAGACGACGAAGCTCAACGAGGCACAAACCAAACTTCGCTCGACTCTGGCCGGCATCACTGCGGAGATCGAACAACAGACTGCGGCGACGGGCGGTGCTCGCGCCGCCCAGCAAGCATTCGAGGCCATCGCCAACGATGTCGCGCAGGCGTTGGAGCGCGAGCAGGCCGCAGCCGGCCGAGCCGCGCAAAGCTACACCGAACAGCAAGCGGCCATCGCCGCCGTCGCGAAGGTCACGGCCGACTACCTGGCCGAACAACAGGCGCTTGCAGACAAGACGGCGCTCGCTGCCACAGCTCAGGCCGAACTCGTTGCGGCCAATGAGCGCGCTGCCGCAAGCTGGCAAGCCAACGCAGAAGCGATCGTCGGATCGAAGCTCGCCGTCGAAGGCCAGATCACCGAGACCGCCAAGCTGATTGCCGTTCAACAGGAGTTGATCGCACAGAAGGTGTTCGAGCAGACCGCGGCCGAGGCCAAGAAGCTCGTTGACGCCGGCAACTACGTTCGGTTCTGGCAAGACGCACTGAACGATGTCGATGCAACACAGAAGCGGGTGGCCGAGTCATCGCGCGCCGCTGCTGTCGCGCTCGACGATGCATTCTCCAAGACGGGCGTGCGTTCGACCCAGGCCATCCAAACCGAGATTCAACAGATCAACGAATCGCTGATCAAGTTGGCCTCGAACTCGCGTGTCAGCGGAAGCGACTTCGATCGAGCGTTCACGACAGCTCAGCAGCGCGTTGCCGCACTGACCAACGAACTCAACGGCGTTCCGGCCAAGATCGATCAGACAAGCAGTTCGCTTGGCTACCTGAAACAGCAGTTCAGTCAGCTGGCTGCAATCTACGGTGGCATCCAGCTCGGCCAAGCGTTCATCGACGCGAACGTTCAGATTGAAACGCTGCGTCGCACCCTGACGTTCGTCACGGGTAGCACGGCAGAGGCTGCAAAACAGCTACAGCTTCTTCGGGACACCGCCAACAGCACGGGTGTCTCGGTCAGCAGCATCGCAGACTCGTTCGTTCGGTTCAATGCTTCCGCGTCGCAAGCTGGCATATCCAGTCAAGTCGTCCGAGACCTCTTCACCGGCGTCAGCGCAGCAGCCGGCAAGATGGGTTTGTCTAGCGATCGAGTCGCACTCTCGCTCGAAGCGATCTCACAGATCGCCGGCAAGGGCGTGGTATCCATGGAAGAACTGCGCGGGCAGCTCGGGGACTCGTTGCCTGGTGCGATGAACATCGCCGCTCGATCGGTCGGGCTCACAGTGGCCCAGTTCACAAAGCTGGTTGCCACCGGCCAGGTGCTAGCCGAAGATTTCCTGCCGCAATTCGCAGCCGAATTCAAGAAGACCTTCGGCGATGGCACTACTCAGGTCGAAGGGTTCATCCAGTCGTTCAATCGTCTGAAGAACGCACTCAGCGAAGTCGCACAGCGCGCATCCGACTCGACGACGTTCAAGGCTCTCGCGAGCACGATGGACTTCCTCGCGAAGAACATGAACACGGTGGTCGATGCCACGTATGCACTCGGCAAAGCGTTCATTGCACTGAAGGCTATTCAGATCGTCGGCGAGTTCACGGGGATCACGGCTGCGCTGCAGTCGAATGCCATCGCACAAGAGCGCAACGCTCTCGCAGTAACAGAGCGGGCAGCGGTCCAGGCCAAGGCCACGATCACCCAAGAGGCCGCGACGATCGCCACAGCTTCGAACACGGTGGCGTTGGAGATCAACGCAGTGGCAGTGAAGTCCAGCGCACTTGCCTGGGGAACGATGGAAGGCAATTTGGCACGCTCGGCAGTGGCGGGCTCCGCTGCTGTCGCAAGCCAAGGGGCTATCGCGACAGCAGCCAGCGCGGCCGGCAAGGCCATCGGAGCGGTCAGCGCGATTGTGGGTGGCTTACCGGGCTTGTTGGTTGCGACGATCGTCTCTGGCAAGGAACTCGGGACATGGATCGGCGAGGGGATCGCGGACCTTGCGGGCTACGGCAAACAGTTGAAGGACAACGAAGCCAAGCTCAAAGCACAGGACGAAGCGCTACGAAAGGCAGGCGAGGCCGCGAAGTCGGTCGGCCCGCAATGGCTGCAGATCGCACAGGCCTATTCCACCAGCACAGCGGCTGGCGAAAAGAACATCCTGGTCCAGGAGAAGTTGGCGCAAACCGCAGCACAGGTTGCTGAAACATCCACGCGCATCGCGGCACTGAGCGGCAACGAGGCCGAAGCGCGAACGGTAGCTGCAACAGCAGCGTTGAATCTTGTGTCGGCATATTCCCGAGTTCAAGTAGCGCAGCAAACGCAGCTCGATCTTCTTGTCTCGGAGCGAGCGGCATTGATCGCTGCTGCCGGAGGTGAAGACAAGTTGACCGAAGCCAAGAAGCTGGCACTCATCACCCTTGACGAAAAGATCAACAAAGCGCGCGCTGAAACGGAAGCGTCCATCGCAGCCACGCAGGCCGCAAAAGAAGAAGCTGCGGCGAAGACCTTGACGGTTCAAACGAACCTCGACAACTCGGCATCGCTTGCGGCCTTGAAAGAAGCGTACGAACAAGCAAAGATCAATGCGCTGGCGTTTCAGTCGGCCTTGCGAGATGGCATCGGCACGCAGGCGGCGGCTGACGACGCCACACGCAAGGCGGCAGTGGCCGAGCGCTTGTACATCGACGCTCTCGGCGATTCGGTCAAAGCCATCGAGCGTCGCGCCGCCGTGCAACAAGCCAGCATCACTCAACAACAGGCAGAGTCCAATCTGAGCCAGCAAGTCGCCGTGACCGCACAGCGCCAAGCCGAAGCTGTCGGCAACGTAGTGGCGGCGACGCAAGCCAAGATCGCGCAGAAGTCTGCTGAAATCGACGCCACCAACCTGACTGCCAAAGCGTTGGAGAACGAGGCCAACACCACGATCGCGTTGACCAACGCCAAGAAGGAAGAACTTGAAGCTAGCGGCGCATTGACCGCTGATGCTCAGGCCGGCATCGATGCGAGCCTGGCATCAGCCAAGGCGAAGCTTACTGAGGCCGCAGCGATCAAGGAAAAGGTCAAGCAGCTTGAGATCGAGATCACGACACAGCGCGAGCAAGCCGAAGGATCGAAGACCGCAGGCAGCGCCAGCGGCTCCTTCGATGATCGCAACGCGCAGATCGACAAGGATCAAGCCAGTGCTGCGGCACGAGCCGCGTCGGACTCTGCGCAGCTCGGCCAATCTGCAACCGACTACTTGAACAGCCCGTCCGTCATTCTCGCCAACAAGCGCAAGGCCGGCACGCTGACGGCCGACGACAGTGGGTTGGCACAAACGAACTTCAACGCTGCGAGCGCCAATCTTCTGGTTGCACAGAAGAACATGACGCAGTTCTCGGCCGAGGGCTATCAATCTGTGCTGGCCGACTACCGGCAGGCGCAGCAGGTTTTGGATGCCGTCAAGGCTTTGTCGAAAGCCTCAGGCACGAGCGGCGGCACCTCGCACACCGTCACGGTCAACATCGGTGGCAAGGCCACGACGATCAATGCGGCAACTGCCAACGATGCGTCGCAGCTTGCCAATCTCCTGAAGCAGCTTGACTCTGCAGCTCAAACGGCGAGCCCTTGATATGACCATCACTCTCACCGCCGGCTCAACAGTCATCACGCTTCATCCCGATCTGCTCTGGTCGGATGAGTTCAGTTGGAATCCTGTTGCTCAAACGAAGCAGCCCACTATCACCGGCGCGATCGTCGTCAGCAGTTCGCTTCTTCTCGCTGGCCGGCCGTTCACCCTTCAGCCGATCGATGAAGGGTCTGCATGGATGTCGAGAAGTACGGTGCTTGCGCTGCGAAATTTTGCCGCAGAGGCAGGAACAGAGATGACTCTTAGACTGCGCGGCGTTGATTACCCGGTGATTCTTCGATTTGAAGATGGCGCGGCGATCGAGGCCGTTCCGGTTGTTCACTACAGCGATGCCGATGACGCCGACTGGTATCTGGTCACGCTTCGATTCACGGGGATTTAACAATGACAATTCTTCAAGGCGACATCAAGCTGGTTGCGTCACAGGTGATGGATGACGTACCGGAAGGCGGTGGCGCGCCCACCAGCACGATCATCAACGACGGTGTCAGCAACTCCATCTTCAACGACATCTCCGAACTCGATCGCGCCGGTGGCCGAGTTAACCTGCGCAAGGTCTTTGGCTCAGTTCAGAGCGACAACGTCGATGGGTACTTCGGCGTCAATGTGATCGTCTCGGATGCACCGAATGATCCCAACGTCAACGTCACCCTTTTCTCGACCGGGGACACGTTCGATGAACGCGATGCCGCCAAGGCCCGCATCGAGTCTTACCTTGCGCAGGGTCCGACTTACGCAGGCTACTTGTTCGGCAATCACATCGAAGGGCAACAGACTTTGACGTTGCTTGCTCGGACCAACGTCACCCCTCCCGTTGTGGGTGATACCTTGGTCTTGAGCAAACTCGAAGGCACGGCCGGCGAGTTCATCCAGTTCGTTCGTGTGACCGATGCCTCGGTGTCGAGTCGTGATTTCGAGGACAGCAATGGTGTCTTCACGCGCAGTCAGATTTCGTTGAGCATCAGCGACTCGCTGCGTGCCGATTTCCCTGGCTTCGATGCGCTTCGCTACGACACGAGTATCAACTTCTCTGGCAAGACGCGCGTCAGCGAGACGGTCGTCGCCGACGCGGCTCGTTACTACGGCGTCGTGCCGTTGACCGTCGCGGCCGACACGGGCGATTTCACGGTTCAGGCATCCGGCATCTTCAGCCAGTTGGTTCCAAGCGCGCAGATCGAGACACCGATCGCCGACGCGCGGATGAATCAGCAATCGGCTGCGTTGGTCGAGTCGGGTGGCTTGTTGACGATGAGCTTCACCCTCGTCTTCAGCACGACGCAGCAACTGTACGTCGGTGGCGGCATCTCGCCGAGTTCGTTGTCCGTGGTTCGAAGCGGGATCACCCTCGTCGACAACGGCGGCGTTCTTTTGCTTCAGTCGGACGGCACCCAGGTCGGTCTTGTCGACTATGCGAATGGGGTGTTGAGCTTGAGCACGAGCGTCTTCGGCACCTCGGGCGGCAGTCATGTGGTTAGCTTCAAGCCGGCCGCACAACCATCGATCGTCAGTGAATCATTCGGCTTCGCCGTCACACAGGCGAGCCAGCGTCTGACCTACGTCGCCACGCTCGATGCTGTTCCCGTTCGCGGCAGCTTGAACGTCAGCTATCGAGCGGGCGGGCGTTGGTATGTGCTGCAGGACGATGGCTCGGGCGCGCTGCGGGGTGGCGATTCGAGTGCCGGTGTGGGGACCATCAACTTCACGACAGGCACGCTCAGCCTGACGCTTGGCGCCTTGCCTGATGTTGGATCGGAGGTGATCGGCGCGTACTCACCGCAAGCTGCTGCCCCTTCGCTGATCGCGTTACCGGTGCCTGTCGAGACGCTGTCGAGCAGCCGCTTCTACATGCAGATCGAGGTGGGGCAAGCGATCAAGCCGGGAACCTTGGCGATTGCATGGAATGACGGCACTGCGCGCACAGCCGGCGATCTCAACGGCTCGCTCACAGGCAGCGCTGCCGTGGGGGATGTGATCTATGGATCGGGTGTGATCCGCATCAGTCCGAACGCGCTGCCGACCGCGGGCACCGTGTTCTCGGTCACTTTGACGAACTCGGACACCGCTGTGATCGATGCGAGTGTCTTCTTCGACGCCGGCACGACGTGGACGTTCACGCTGCCAGGCACCATTCGCGCGGGCTCTGTTGAACTTGGAGTTGTCGCGTATCGCCCCGTTCGTCAGTTCCCCGGTGTCGACATCTCGACATCGTCACTGATGCGCTTCTTCGACGACGGCGCCGGCAACTTGAAGCTGACCTCACTCGCCGGCAATCTGACGGTTGGGACCATCAACTACGGCACGGGTGCCTGCGCAATTCAGAAGACCGTTGGCGGCTTTCAAGAGGTACAGAGTGTGTGGGACGACACGACCCCATTCGGCGCGCCTGTGACCGATCCGACGCGTGTGGTGTTGGTGGGTAACGAGACACGCACTGTGACGTTGACGATCATCAGTGCCACCGGCGCACTCTTGATTCTTCCGGCATGGGCTTGGTGGACGGGGGCAATCGGCAGCGGTGCCAAGGCTCGCTACGCATCGAGCGACGGTTCGTCCTATTCGCAAGGCTTTGCTTTGTCTACTCTGTTCGCTACTCGCGGATGGGCGCACTTCGGTTTGGGGTCCGATCGCTACGACACCAACGGCCTGAACCAGATTCAACGCAACATCAATCCGAGCACGGGTGTCGGCGATGCTGCCGGCACGATGTCGCACGGCCTCTACTTGAATGATCTCTCCTATGACTATGGCTGGGGCTATGCGACCTTGACCTTGTGGACTGCGGGCGTATCGAGCACCGTGACGAATGCTTCAGGCGTTGCGGCCTCATCCACCAGCTTGACGTTGGTTGACGGTGCGACCTTCCGCACTGCGGTCTCACCGCTGCGTAACGGCAGCTTCAGCGTGGTCGGAGCTTGGAGCGACGGAACGACGTTCTCCGCAACTGCGGACTCGGATGGGATCATCAAATCAGGCACCGCCTCCACGGGGCCGTTGATGTCCAACAAAGGTAGTCGCGGTGTCTTCGGGCGCCTCAACTACGAGACGGGCGTCTGCAAAATTCGCTTTGGCAGTCGCGTCGATGCGGCGAATGCCGGCGCGGCCGGCGTTGTCGACATGTCCGATCTAGACATCACAGGCGTTCAGTACGTGCTTGTTGAAGGTGCGCGCGCCGATGTCTTGCGCTACAACGCTTCGGCCTACGTCTACCTGCCGCTCGATGCCGACATTCTTGGCATCGATCCTGTGCGCCTGCCGAGCGACGGCCGAGTGCCAATTTTTCGGCCGGGCAGCTTCGTTGTCATCGGGAACACGATCACCGAAGACCCGCAGACGGTCGCGAACGGCGACGTGGTCGACGTTGGTCGGGTGCGGCTGAGCCGAGTTCGAGTGATCGGTGCGAACGGGGTCGTGATCAACACGGGCTATACCGTCGATCTTGAAGCCGGCATGGTGACATTCACCTCGGTCTCCGGCTACAGCCAGCCGGTTGAAGTCGAGCACCGCATCGAAGACATGATGCTGGTCTCGGACGCGCAGATCAGCGGTCAACTGAGCTTCACGCGCGCCGTGACGCATGACTACCCGGTTGGCTCGTACGTAAGCAGTGCTTTGGTGTTTGGCGACATGCATGCTCGCGTGAGCACCCTATTCGATCAACAGACCTGGTCGAACGTTTGGAGCGATTCGCTGATTGGCAGCTCGGCAGCGGCGACATACAACGATGTGCTGGCGCCTGTGGTCGTGACCAACAAAGGCGCATCGACCGAGCGATGGGCACTGGTGTTCACAGGCACCACGGCATTCAACATCGTCGGTGAGCACGTCGGGATCATTGCGAGCGGAAGCACCGCTGTCAATCAGTCGCCGATCAATCCGGCGACTGGCGATCCCTACTTCACGATCTTGGCGCTTGGCTGGGGCTCAGGCTGGGCAGCGGGCAATGTCCTGCGGTTGAACACCGTTGGCGCGTTGGCGCCGATATGGGTTGTTCGCACGATCAAGCAAGGCCCTGAGACTGAAACCGATGACTCGTTCACGATGCTGGTTCGTGGCGATGTCGATCACCCTTGATTCACTGAGGAACTAGAACATGACTGCTCCCACAATTCGCTGGTTCAATAGCTTGATGCAGGGCGCGCCGGCTATGGCAAATGCGTTCGGTGACATGGTTGCCGTGCTCGATGCATGCTTGAACACGGGCTTCAACCTGAAGAACGTCACAACGCTGACTCGCACGGGCTCTGTTGCGAACGTCTACATCAGTGGCGGACATCAATTCCAGGTCAACCAAGTCGTACGCAGCGCTGCATGGAATCAAAGCGAATACAACGGCGACTTCGTTGTGACCTTTGCCGATTCGAACAACCTTCAGTTCACCGTCAGTGGCACCCCAGCTTCACCGGCAACCACCGCGAGCACCGGGACGATCAAAGCCGCGCCGTTGGATTGGCAGATCGCCTACACGGCCACCAACAAGCGGGTGTATCGCAGTTTGAATTCGAGCAGCCCGAAGCCTTATCTTCGGGTGGACAACACGCAGCCGGCTGGTTGGACGACGGGGAAGATCGTTTGCGCAAAGATTTCGGCTGGGGTGGCGATGACCGATGTTGACACTTACGTCGGTGTTGACTACATGCCTTACCGAAGCGATCTGACGAGCTTTCCAGACTGGGGTTGGTACGTGTGGCGTCAGTCGTATAGCGGCGTGGGGTTTTCGGCAACTTTTGCAAATCAATCTAACGCGGGGGCGACTGCTGCCAAGTGGACGATCGTCGGCGACGATCGATGCTTCTATTTCTTTGTGCAACAGCTAGCGGGCAATAGCGGAACGATTTGCTATGCATTTGGCGATCTGGAAAGTTATAAAGTCGGAGATCAATACAGCGCATTTTTGTGGGCACACGAGGCCTACAACCTTTCCAATGCGCCAGGCACATTGTATGAATGGGGCCTTAATGCCAACGTAGGTCCGCGCAATTCAAATTACGGTGGCCTCATCTCCAACGGCCAACTTTTGATGAAGAGCTACATCGGTGTAGGCGGCGCGACATCGCATGGTAAGTTTTCACTCGCGACAACCACCAATGCAGGGACCGGCGTCGAGACGGGGTCGAACACGGGAATTACCTGGCCGAACGGGCCTGACTTTAGTCTAATTTTGCATCCATCTTATTGCTTTGAAAACGGTGGTCATGTGCGGGGGTTGTTTCCCGGTCTCTACGCCATTCACAACAACGTCGGCACCAACCTCGCGGATCAATCGTTTATCAGCAACGTGACCAATTTGTCGGGTCGGACGTTTTTGGCACAACAACTTTTCCCATCGACGATTGTCTACAACGATTCCGGCGTCAACAACGGCTGTCGTCTGGCGCTGGACCTCACCGGACCGTGGAGGTAAGTCATGACCACACTGGTCGACGAGACCTTTGCGACAAGCATCCCCGGAGGCTTCGGCACTGTTCGAACCCAAGGTGGAACGACACCGACTGCCACATATAACTCGGGGCAGTCGGCAGTTGATCTGATCAAGGGTGACACTAGTAATGGCGGCTATTCAATCGACGGTGTGGCCGCACAAGCGTCTTTGTCGGTCACGTTTGATCTCGAACTGGTGTCCGTTTTAGGGCAAGCCTATCTCGGTGCTTTTTTTGTACCGAGCCTTGCTAACGGTCTGAACGGATCAGTTCTGCTGAACTCGTGTAATGGGGTTGGAGGCGACACATCATCGTTCCTATTTTTTCGCACGTTGACGACGGCTTGGGCTGCGACCACCTTTGATGCTTCTTGGGCCGTCGAAGGCACTGGTTTACATCCATCAGAGCGAGCGACATTCACCTACGATACCTATGTCGTAGGTGCGTTTCGACGCTTCGTTGTTTATCGAGACGGTATCTTGATTTCGACGTTCAAGAACGCCCTTACAGCGAACATGCAGTTGGCTGTGCTGTTTCGCAACTGCACACTGCGCCTTCATCGCGTCATCGTCACTGACACACCGACGAATGTCGAGAGCGTTGGCCCGGTGGTCACGACGTTTCATGGCTTACTCGATCAAGTCGCACGCAAGATTGATCAAGCGCCGCCAAACTATTCAGTAAAGAGCCGCTGGGCGAAGTACTTGAACCGCAATGGGTTGAAGCCCGTCGGTGGCAACGGAATCATCAGCGGCACGACAAAGACCCTTGGCATCTTGCCGGCGCCAAACGCACCCTACGCAAGCAAGGTCAGGCTCTACCAGGACCTGACCGGTGTATTCATTGCCGAGACCACGAGCAACCTGACCACGGGCTACTACGAGTTCCTATATCTTGATCGCAGCCGGCAGTTCACCGTTGTGGCCTACGACAACGCCCATTCATTTCGCGCAGTGATTGACGACAACGTCACACCGGATGTCATGCCATGACGGTCACGATCTCACCAGTGATGAACGACCTGCGTCTGCAGGCGGTGCTTGACTACCTGAACACGGGTGGCACGCCGGCCGTGGACTTCTACACGACACCGCGGCCGGCCAACGGAGCTATTCCATCGGGCACTTTGCTCGGGACGATCGATCTACCGTCGCCGTGCGCAGCGTTGGTCAGCCATTCGCTCGTGTTCGTGTGCCCGCAAGACGGGATGGTTGCAGTGACCGGCACCGTTTCGTGGTGCCGGTTTCGCAATGGTTCGGACAATTTCGTCATGGATGCCGACGTGACGCTTGCCGGAGACGGTGGCGATGTCATCGTGTCGAGCTTGATCGTTTATCTTGGGGGCACGTTGCGCTTGGTGTCTGGCGTCATCGGTTGACCTGTCATGGTTGATCTTGTCTTCCGTGGTGGGCCACTTGGCAACTCGCCGGTTGATCTTGTCTTTGGACAGACCGAGCTAGAACTGATCAGCGGCCAGGCGGCGATCGTTGCGACGCTGCCTGGCCTGACGCTGTCGGCGATCGTCGACACGGCCAACAAGGCGGTGCTGGTTGCTGTGCTGCCGGCGATGACGTTTGCCGCTACCGCGAGCTACGTCAGCAACACCGCCCGCCCCCTGGTTGGCAAGGTCGACAGCGATTGGCAGGTTGCTTCGAAGATCGAGACAGGTGCGCAGTGTGCGACGCAAGACGGCTCACATTTGTACGAGGGACCGGAGATGCCCTGGTCGTTTGCAGATCATTGCAACGCCGCGATCGACATCTTCTTGCCGCACACGTTCATCAAAACGCGTGCCGGCAGCACTTTCAGTTTCCAAGATGCTCAGCAACTCGTCGGGATCGTGAACCGCGATCTGTGGGCCGACATGGTTCACGGCTTGAGACTCAACCGGAGCTCACAGTTCCAAACCGGCGACAAGCGTAGCAACGTGTCGAGTGCCCGATGGCAAGACATGCTGCGCGATCGCCGCCCGAAGCTCGATGCGAAATGGCAAGAGGGTACGTTCCGCGAGATCGAGTTCAAAGCACCGTGGCAAGTCGCCAGTCCAATGCTGCGGGGCTGGGCCAGCAGAGAGCGTGAAGCGATCCGTCCGCCGGCTGGCATCTCGATGCACGTTGTCGTTCCGCCCGTCAATCCAGACCTCTGCTATACGCCGCCGCTGGGTTCGCTCGTTCACTTTCTCTTTGATCACTCGCATGGCACCGGAACCGATCTCGTCTTCTTTTGCGAGAACCACGCAAACCCCGGTGTGCCTGCGCAGGTTGTCGTTCCCGTCAAGAGGGTCTACTTCATGCTCAACACCGCCTCACTCACACGCGTCGATGGTGACGTGCCGATCCCAACGTTCTCGATGTCCATGTCGCTCGATGTGGACTCGTGGACGTGGAGCTTCACAGCAAACGTGCCTGGCCGTGCCTTGGCCGATCTGCAGCCGAACGATGCCGGCGAGCCGGTCGAGCTGCAGATCATGGTCAACGGCTTGTTCTATCGCGTCTACGCCGAAAGTCTTAGCCGCAGTCGAGCGTTCAACCAAGACGCGCTCACGGTTCGTGGCCGCGGGAAGTCGGCTACGCTCGACGCACCCTACGCCCCTGTGCTGAACTTCGGCAACACGGAGGATCGACTAGCACAGCAACTGATCAACGACGTGCTCACGTTCAACGGTTCGCCGATTGGCTGGGATGTGAATTTCGAGCTTACAGACTGGCTTGTGCCGGCGAACCTGTGGAGCATGCAAGGCACCTATATCCAAGCTATAAATCAGATTGCTGCAGCCGCAGGGGGCTATGTGCAGCCCGATCCCGTGCTGCAGTCTCTGTTCATTAAGGCTCGCTACCCCGTGGCACCGTGGGACTGGGCAACGGACGTGACACCGGACTTCGAGCTGCCGTCTGCCGTGACGACGCAGGAGGCGATCGAGTGGATCAACAAGATTCGCTACAACCGCGTCTTCGTCTCGGGCGTCAACGCCGGGGTGCTGGGCCAAGTGACCCGCACCGGCACGGCCGGCGACATCCTCGCGCCGATGGTGACGGATCAACTGCTGACCGCCGTTGAAGCGGCTCGGCAGCGAGGCACTGCCGTGTTGTCGGATTCGGGCCGGCAAGCGAACGTGACGCTGAAGCTGCCGGTGCTGGTCGAGACCGGGATCATCGAGCCGGGCAAGTTCGTGCGGTACGTTGACGGCGCAACGACGCGGTTGGGGATCGTGCGGAGCGTGTCTGTGGACATCGGCATGCCCGAGGTGTGGCAATCAATCGGAGTGGAAACCCATGAACCTGAACCCGTTTAAGAAGCTGCTCGCGCTACTGCCGAACCCGCCGCTGCTCGTGGGTGACGTGACGGCGGTGATCGACGGAGTGGCAACCATCGAGCTGCCTGGTGGCGGTGTGATGCAGGCCCGAGGCGAAACCACCGTTGGCGCACGGGTGTTCTTCCGTGACGGTGCGATCGAAGGTGATGCACCAACCCTTTCGATCGAGCTGATCGACGTGTGACAGTTTCGCTGCTGCGCAAATGCGTGTTCTGTTGCGAGAAGAATCCGCGAAATGAAATTCTTTTGAGGTGTGTGTTTTTCACCTCAGTTTTCGATGATCGATGCCAGCAGCCCCTAGCCGTGGGTCTTTCCTTTTTGGCGCCGATCTTCTAGGCTACGAGACCTTTAGAACCTGGGCTCGGCCGTGGACAACCTCATCCTCTTCTTGCTGTACTTCATCGTCTTCGGCGCGATCGG